AACAGGTAATGCCGTGAGGTTGTATGGGTTTGTAAAGGCTGGAAGGGTAGGTCTTTCTAGCCATTCTCCTCCTGCGTAATCCCAGAAATGTGAGTGTCCTTGGACCTCTTCCGGAATTCCAGTAAACACATCAAACCCTGGCTCTCCCAATTGGTTTACAAGATCGTTGTTCGGGTCTAGTCCCTGGCCATTCATCACAATCAAGCCTGTCGTTTGATCAACTTTCGTCCATCGTATCATCTTTACCTCCTTACTTCTTCAATACCTGTACCGACAAAGAGCCGTTCACATTTTGTAACCCTGTAGCGTGACTCGTGCGAATACGAAGCGACCACTTTGTTCCGCTAGAAGATGGGTTCGTCCAGGTGAATCCACCGCTCACAAAAAACTGTAGGTCGGATGTAATGCTTTGGGTAAATGATTCCCGATAAACAATTGTGTTTCCTTGTAGGATTTCAATTTCATTTGTGGCGGAAGTATTGCTGACGTCGCCTTCAACCAAAAACGACACTGTGACTGGTAACCCGTCACTATCGATCCAAGGAGATGGTACGAGAAATTCATGCCAACTATTATTGCCCCCAATATTGTCTGAACTAGACGTTGAAAGGGCGTAGGTCAGTACGGTTGCGGCGTTGTTTGCAAGCTGAGTTGTATTTACTCCTCCGCTAGTGATCTGTAATGCACCGTTATTATTTTCAAGCATCAACCCGTTAAGGCTAATACGAGCTGCATTTAAAGCCCCTGTAGTGATTTTACTAGCGCTCAAGTCCCCAATGTATGCTGAACTAATTGCTGCTGCTGCAATATATGTGGAGACGTTGGATTGGTTAATCTGGTTCAATCCAGCGAAGTTTCCGGCACCAATAACTTTACTAAGGTTGATGCCAGCAGATCCACCTGTCGCTTGGAGAATGATGTTGTTGTTCTCATCTCGGATTGTCAGGCCACGGCTATCGATCTGATCTGCAGTGACAGACCCAGTAACCAGCAGGTTTCCTCGCATCAGAAATTGCTGATAGCTCCAACCATGGTTGACATCAGATGTGACCCACTGACAGATATAAGCTTTCTGGCTCGTGGGATTGCCAACAGTCCCCGTGTAAAAGATCACCTGATCATTGATTACGGGACGATCGGGAATGTCTGATCCTGCTGCGTTCCAAGCATTTTTTGCGGCTGTGGAACTTGTGGGCAGAGTGCTGACAGGAATCATCCATCGACCAGCGCCTCTTGGACCATCTGCACCGGGATTACCATCGGCTCCATCTGTACCGATATATCGAACAAACGTCTCACCAGTTACTGGAAGAACTGGTTGAGTAGGGGAGTTGTAAAAAGTGACATATGTTCTTGAACCAGGTTCAAAAGACTGATTCTGCCCAGAGCTTGACGACGCATAGATCGGCCATGTCGACTGACCTACGCCAACAAACTTAGTGAAGGTGCCTGTAACTGGTAGAGTAGGGGGAGTTCCATTGTACTCGACGTACTGGACATACTCTCGGTTGCCAGGTGTCAGGCTTTGATCTGAACCAGCTGCATCAGCTGCATAGACCACCAAGACAGACTTCAGGGCATTCTGTAAAAGATTGAGGTCTTGTGCGACATTGTCTGACTGAGTGGACAGTTGGTTTACTGTTCCTAAAAGGCCTGGGATTGTGGTGTCAAGTAAAGTAGTAATGGCAGCATCACTCTGACCAAACCGGTGCAGCAGAGCATCATTGAGTGCCACCATCTGAGAGTAGCTGCCATACCGATCGAGCAACATGCCAGGAACTTGGTTGTTGATCCTGTCGACAAGTGTCGCATCAATGTTATTAAACGTGTTGGTCAGAGACTGATTAAATTCCTGTCTCAGTAGTGTCTTGATCTTCTCGATTTCGTTATCGGTATAAAGAGTTGCACCCAGATCCACATCGTAGATCCGGGACAACGCACGAGCTGCTTCAGTATTGGCAGTGTCAGCTGTACTCTGTGCCGTAGTGATCCGAACAGAGTGTTGATCCAAGGCATCAGAGATTTGCTGAAGAGTATCCAGAGGCATTATTTCCAGCCTCCCTCACGTAGCTTATCATGATTGTTGGAGACACTGAGCTGCAGTGAGTCATCCGCTTCTGCACGGAGGCAGATATCCTCATAATCCCGCATCAGCAGGTCTGCTTTGACGACAGCGTCTTCATTGCCCATAGCCTTGTAGACCTTGGATGCAATGCGAGTGGTCAGTGCCTCATGCAAGACTGGAGCCAGTTCAATCAGCTCGTCATCATTTGGCATTGTGACAGACAGCTTTGGATGTAGCGCCTGATACTCGACCAAGTAAATGTTTCCTGCAACGGGCTTCTCAACACGGAACCCATCATGGGAGAGTTTACGCACAGCGTTCTCATTAGTGAGTTCGTTGATCAGGATATCCCGGTCACGGTAGCACTCAGCGTCATCGTCTCTGATCGACAAGATCTTGGAGATCGGTCCTTCAAAGGGATCGGCCGCACTGTCCATGATGTAACGATCCGCGGTGTTTGCAGGATCGGTGTTTGAGACAGCATGCTCATCTCGCATATAGTAGCGATGTATGTTTTCTGAGAGAACAACCTTAACATAATCAATCTTATGCGGGAAACGTGTGTAAAGTGCCGTTAAGGATTGATTGGCGAAATAAATCACCTTCGATTTCTGAATGTCATCGATATCTCCACTTCCGTTCAGAGAGATACTCAAGCTGTTGAGCTCTCCAACAGACAACGCTTCGAACAAGTCTGATACCTTCATGAAATTCTCCGTTATCCCAGGTAAGCTGAGAGCCCACTGAGCTCTTCATCTTCAAAGCCATCGTTCAAATCCCAGACCCCATCATCGTCTGAGCTCTCAACCATCTTTGTGTCACTAGATGGCTTCCAAGCCTTCAGGTAAGCAAGCATCGAGATCGTATCGAGCGCATCGTCATGCTTGGATTTGAACCCAGTGATCATGGCCATTGTCATCTCATCGATGAATTCTCCAATGACCTTGGTTCCCCGCATCTCGGTCGGGAAATACATCTTGCCAGCTTTGAACCAGGGAACGACCAGATTGAACCGGCTAAGCTTGTCCACCTCAGGCTGGATACCAGGCTGGTTGTTTTTACCGTTTGCGAGATTGAACCAGACATTCCTGACCATCATCTCGTTCTGGATCCACTGAATAAACGCACCCTGTTGACCGGAGATCTCGATCCCAACCGATTGTGGCTGATACTGTTGAGCCAAACGAAACAGGTCGTTGATGTTCTTATCCATCGTCTGCTTGGCGCAGATGCCATCTACCCAGAACCAGTCACCATTGGCGTTGTAGGCCCAGACAGAAATGACCGAGAAGTCATTGTGTTGTTTGCCTTTGGTGGCAAAGTCTGTGGTGATGTAGAAGTTGAAGTTGTTCCGAGCTTTCAGCAGAGCGATGCGGCTGTACCAACGGATTTCTTCATCCTGAACCAGACGTTCTTCTGCAGAAGTGATCCTCAGCATGTATTCTTGCATGAAGGCACCAAGCTGACCTTCCATCAGAGCATTCTGATATTCTTCCTGCACAAAGTCATAGGTGAAACGATCTTCCCAGGAGCCACGGAAATCTTCACGTGAACACGGGAATTTCTCACAGACCGGCCACACGTTGACGTGCCAAGCACCGGACTCAACGCTCTCGTAGAGGATGTCGTTCTTGTTGAACGGAGTACCGTTGAAGATGATCTTCCGCTTGGTTGGATGCAGAGCCGCCTTCACACCTTTGTGGACAGTGTCCTTGATCGAAGACATTGCTGCTTTCGACTTGGCGTCATCATCCGACACAAGGTCATCGAGAATACACAGCGTTGGACGGTTTCCGAAGATCTTGGTTCCTCGAATACCTGTCTTGGCGCCAAACATCTTGATGCCGGTCTTGCGGCCGTTCTTGTTTCTAAACTCGATATAGGCGTCAGTGAACGTAGCTTCTGGGAGCCATTCACGAAGGTATTCCGAGTTGTCGTACCGGTGCTCAAGATTCTTTCGAAGAGACTTTACACCGTTGTCCATCGAGTCTGAGATGTAGATGATCCCATCGATCTCACCGAAACCTTCAATCCCTTCGAAGATCGCAATGTACGGCAGTAGATATTCAGCGAAAACTGTTGTCTTGCCCAAGCCTCGGTGACACAGATTGGCAATCTGTTTCTTGTTACCGGCCATCTGATCGAGCATAGCCAGATGAACCACGGGTGTTTTGTTCTGCTCACCTTCCTCACCGTTCACCAGCTTGATGAAGTTCATAAACATCAGAGAGAAGGTCGACGGCATGTAGTGACCTGAGTTCAGCTCCGCGTAATCGACTTGGTTCAACCAATCATCGACGGTCTGTTTCATCAGGCCTCTGCCGGCCATGGCTTCACTTAGTTCTTGAGCATCCCGCTCTACGGCGGAAAGCTCTTCATCTGGAATCAGCTCTTCTGCAGTGATCTTAGCCATTATCTATCTGGCCTCACGAATTCCCACTTGTAATGGTTGGGGGATACCGTTGTGGCTTCCCACCAATCCGCTGTTACAGAGATCACTTGATGACAGACAAAGAGCTCCCCTGTGTTCTTGGCAACAGCGAGAGCAATGTGTTCTGTCTCACCATCGGCGTAAGCGATGATATAGGCATTGAGGTTACTCGCCCCTTTCCGGATGCGGGTGGTCATACGAGAGATCCCCCTACATTCTTAACAGTGTTACGTGGGTCATTCATGTTGGAGAACTGAGCTTCCATTCCTTCCAGAGCAGAGACAGCTTCCTGACGATCCTCTACGGCTGTGCCACGAGCCTCAGATGCAATCAGCATCGCCAGACAGGCAGCCATGTGCCAAGTGTGAGGAAGACCACTTTCCTGATCGATCTCTTCCCGAACCAGGTATTTCATGGCATGGCGCATGAGAGCGGCCATAATCCGGCCTTTACGAAGACCCTTGGCCCAGTTCCATTCATCGTACTTGATGGCTCCGTAAGTCAGGGTTGCCGCTGTGGCGTAGGTGAACTCTGCTGGAACCAGGTCAACACGGACCTTGGTTCCATCGAACTTTGCAGCACCTTGGTTCACATCATGATTGTCTGGTTTGATTTTAGCATTCACTCGCTCTTGCATTTGACTCATACTCATTGGACTTTTCCCCTAAGCATTGGTGTAATGTTCGACATGGTTTCGTCCTGCAGACCCAAGGTCTTGTGGACGGTGAGGACCGACAGGCGGCCAAGATTGAAGAAGCCCTTCATCCGAGCCCAGCGATTGGGACGGTGGATTGTGCTGAACTGGCGGTGCTCTACCGCTCCCAGGCTTTGGACTTTCAGATTGTGTAAGTGGCCAGTGGCGATAAGCCGGTAGGCTTTCGCCGCGGCAAACTCATCAGGGAACTGTTCAGTGAAGACTTCCTTCAGACCTTCAGGCTTTGCCTTGTCTCCATGATGAGGCAGGAAGGCACAGTTGCCCCAAGAGACTACACGTAATTCTTCTTCTTCAGGACAGGTCGGTACGAACACCTTCAGACGGGGATTTTCCCGGAAGTGTTCTTGGAGAGCCAAGAGAACTGCGTAGAAGGCAGTCTCATCATGGTTCCCTCGGATCAGGTGAAGCTCAACCTCTTCATGCTTTTCCAGCAACCGGTAAGCTGCGTATTTCATCAGCCGGATAGCCTCCATCGTATTCTGGAGGTGACCATCGCGGATCGTGTCTGTGGGATTGCCTGACGCCGGTGTCGCACCTTTGTGGTCATTGGCATCCAGAAGATCACCCAACTCACAGATCACAGCTTTCCGAGCCAGTGGCATTCGGGAGATCAGATCATCAATACAGGCTTTGAAATCTTCAGACTGACGCTTGTCGCCATATTCACCACCAACGTGGAGATCAGCCAGGAAGAGCCAGTTACAAAGATCTTCAGAGAAGGCGTTGTAAGCTGGTTCAGGGATCGGAGGTAGTCGGACAATCTCGGACAGTACGTCTGTCAGTGCGTCAACAAAGTCGATCTTCTCTTCGTCCGGCCCAAGATAGAAATAGAGGGAAGAGCTTTTCTTGTCCGTCTCTTTGTCTCTCATAAAGACGTAGCCGGAATGCAGCCCTGCCAGATCGGTGATCCCTTCTTTATTCAGATGTTCCTGAATGCGGGGATCGAGGCGGGCGGCTTTAGCCGCACCGTTGAGGCGCCGCATGACTTGGAACCGACTGAGGCCAGTAGCCTCAACAATCTCTTTGATGGAGTGTCCTTGCTCTTTGAGGCCTTGGCAGGTCGCCTGCTCT